AATTTTTGACTTATATATTATGTATAAGAGAATGGCGGAAAGTATTAAGAGTAGATATAAACCATCTTATCCACAAAAGTACAAAGGCAACCCTAACAATATTATCTGTAGAAGTAGTTGGGAAAGGAGATTCTGCAGATGGTGTGACCTTAATGAGAATATTATCTCATGGGCGTCAGAGGAGTTTAGTATACCATATGTTTCTCCCGTTGACAATAGAGTGCATAGATACTATCCAGACTATTTGATTAAAGTTAAGGAATCTGATGGTAAGGTCAAAACTTATGTGGTTGAAGTGAAACCTAAAAAGCAAACTGCACCACCTAAGAAACCAAAACGACAGACTAAATCATATCTTTATGAGTGTAAGATGTACGCAGTCAACCAGGCAAAGTGGAAAGCTGCTGATGAATTTTGTAAGGACAATCGTATCGAATTCAAAATCATCACCGAAGAGGAGTTGGGTCTTAAATGAGTCGTTTAGAAGGAAACGAAATTAACAACGGAACGAATGATCAAGAGGACATGATGTTAGAAATCATGGATACTCTGAAGGGAACGGTTACCCCTGTTCCTGATGTTGGTCAGTTGTGTACCTTCGTTTATAATGCAAAGACTCCTAATATCACATATGATCAACATCCCTTAGTCGCAGTGACTGAAGTATTTCGTTGGGGATTTCGTGGATTGAATTTTCATTGGCAAGAGTATAGACAATATACCTGGGAAGAACTGGCAGGACAGGTGTATATTGTGATGCCAGATGAACTGGATGACCTGCTTGCTATTCCATATGCGAAAATGATACTAAATAAATAAAAAGTCCTGACATAATGGCTGTAACAAGCGAACCCACACCAGTCAAACTACCTGCTATTACGTCTGGAACTAGCGTTCGTAATAGAAAAACAATAACACCTGCCAAGACGGTATACACTGCCACAAAAGTGGAGAAGGTGACGAGCACTGACGGTAAGGTTCAGTACCAAACCACTGTCATTCAATATGATAATGCGAATAAAGAAAATCCAAAGACAATCGCAACTGGTTACACATATACAGATGCAAATGGCAAATCAAAGACTGTATTAGAACCAGCAGCTGGACTAGATGAACAAACGAGAAGGGCAGTAACAACAAGACATGGAACTCGTAGTCAAAACTTAAGAGGTGGAGGAACAAAACAAGTTGAAGCGTCTATGAATGGTGCGATAGCCAATGCATCACAACAACAGGTTAAACAATCTAAAGAGATACAAGCTTTAGCAAAGAATTCTTCGGAACAAGAAACTTTGGATTCTGTTAGTGGACCTGAAAGAGAAACTGAAACTAATGCTAATGAGAATGTTAATTCATTAGAGTCTGCTGCATCAGTAGCCGGAGATAAAGCGAGAGAGCAATATGATCTTGGTCTAAGATACCCAATCGATATACAACCATCCCTCCAAGATACGTTAAAAATTTCTGTTTACAAATTTGTCCCAAGAAGATTAGAGGGTTTAACTATCGCTGAAAGAGAAAGACCTGGAGATGGAAATCGCACTCCGATAGGTGCTGTTGTATTACCAGTTGCAGGACCCAAAGATTCTAATAAAGTTGGTTGGGGTGGTAAACCCATGAGTGCCATAGATATTGCATTAGCTCAAGTAGCACTCGGAACTATAAAGAAAGGTGCTGCGGGTTTTGAGGAAGCACTGGGAGATATAACATCAGATGTTCAAGGTGATGCAGAAAATGTAAAAAAAGGACTTGCAACATTCTTTGCTACACAAGCGACAGGAGTGGGAGGTTTACTATCAAGAACTGAAGGTATCATTATCAATCCAAACTTAGAGTTGTTATTCAATGGTCCTTCACTCAGATCTTTTGGTCTTTCGTATAAGATGAGTCCTAGAAATGAACCTGAAAGTATTATGATTAAAAAGATCATAAGAATGTTCAAACAATCAATGGCAGCTCAAAGATCAACATCAAACCTTTTCTTAAAAACTCCCAACACATATAGATTGCAGTATTTAACAGGAGGTACTACTGAGCATGAATTCCTTCCAAAGATCAAGGAGTGTGCTCTAACATCTTTCAACGTAAATTATGCCGCCGATGGAACATATGCAACCTTTGGTAATACATCTCCTATTTCATATGAACTACAATTCTCATTCCAGGAGTTGACTCCAATATTTAATGATGACTATACAGAACTTGATCAAGATGAAGACACTCGCATAGGATTCTAAAATGGCAAATCCATACTTCCGCAATCTACCAGACTTTGAATATGTAAACCGCACAACTGACGGTAGAAACATATCAGACTATACCACTGTCAAAAATTTCTTTAAGAAAGGAAAATTAAGAGAAGATATCTTCCAAAACATCACCTTTTTTGATAAGTATTATATTAGGGGTAATGATCGTCCAGACAATGTTGCAAATGAAATCTATGGAGATCCTACTTTAGATTGGATTGTTCTCTCATCAAATAATATTTTGAATATTCAAAGTGAATGGCCTATGGATCAATTATCATTTAATGATTTCTTGCTCGATAAGTATGGAAATACAACAGAAGTATTTGGTGGAATTCACCACTATGAATCTTTAGAAGTAAAAGACAATGATGGTGTTGTAGTGTTTCCAAAGGGACTCAGAGTAGATGAAGATCAGACAGTAACTTTCTTTGATAGAGGTTCATCATCTTATATTGAAGTAACTGATATGACTCTTGGTATCACCAACTATCAATATGAGGAAAAATTAAATAACGAAAAAAGAGAAATATTTGTTTTAAAACCAAGGTATCTGAATATCGTAGTTGATGATCTTGAAGAAATGATGGAATACAAAAAAGGTTCCACTCAGTATGTGAATGGAACCCTTAAGCGTGCTCAGAATAGTAGACTATTTACTTAAATAGCAACGAATAGTAAGTTGCTATAACCAAGAGGGTTAGACAAGCCCTCTCGTATGTCCATCTCATTCCTCAGCAAGTTTTTGGAAGTAGGACAGTGCATCATCTTCGTCTTCAGATGAGGATGCAGTTGCAGCAACCACAGTCTCTTCTGCCTTACGAGTTTGGAAGTCAGGAGTGAAAGAACCACGATCGCTGTCTTCGTTCTCAGTCTCTTCGTCGAAGCGACGGGCAGCAGGTTTCTGTCCAAGGACATACTTCAGACGCTTCTGAAGTTCATCATAAGTCTTGAACTGATCAGCAGCAACAATCTCTTGGAGAGAATACTGCTTCTTCCAGACGGCTTCAAGAGCATCATCATCCTCAAGCAGAGGACCAGGTGCAGCGAACTCTGAAGAGTCATAGTTCCAGTAACCTGCAACCTTCTTCAGTTTCAGTTTGAAGTTAGCACCCTGCCAGAAGTCGAAAGGATTGATAGCAGTCTCATCCTCATACTCAGGTTGCATTGCTTCCATGATCTTATCAAAGATCTTCTTACCGAACTTGTACAGAAACACACGACCTTCGTTCTCTGGATTTGCTTTGTCCTGCACAACATAGATGTTGGCATAGTAGGACAGTTTGCGCTTCTGCTTACGAACAGTGTCTTTGTCTGCTTCATTACCACTGTTCCAGAGTTCACGATTGTACTCAGAGACAGGATCCTTGCCACCATTGGTGGTCAGGGAGTTTTCGATGTACCAACCACCAGGGCCTTGGAAGGCATGGGAGTACATCTTGACCCAAGGGAGATCTTCTCCATTAGGTGCGGGAAGGAAACGGATGACTGCATAACCGTTGCCAGTCTTGTCCATTTCAGGTTTCCAGAGACGGTCATCACCACCGCCACCAGTATTACTTTGCTTCTCTACTTCTTTGACTAGCTTCTGGGTCAGTGAACCAAGAGAAGACTGCTTTTTAAGGTCTGCGAAAGACATAGGATTACCTCGGATTAGTTTGGATTTGGCTTGTGTGTACCTTGTTATTCTACTGCTCAGACTGTTGTGTGTCAATCTGTGCTTTCATGATCTCTAGCATTTTGTTCATCTGATCAAACACCGTTGTGATGTCTACATCAGGTGGAAGACCCATCATCTTAGCAGAGTCCACAATGTTTTGCTTCATCTGCTTTGCTTCGGGATCATCCGACAAAGAGAGTCTCGTGAAAAGAACTTTTTGTTTGTTGAGAAGTTTCTCAAGAAGATGAACATGATGTAACTTATCATTGTTATTCATGTATGCAAATTGCATTACACTAGAATAAACTTCCTCTTGGAGTTCAGAGATTTCAGCCATCTCTGCTCTAACAATTTCAGAATCAAAAAAACTCATTTGGCTCCAATCACTACTTCTCTCAAAATGTTCTTGTAACGAGGTACATCAATATTTAGGAATGGTGAATATTTTTTCATTCTCATACTGACGGTTTCCCACACTGGGTCAGTGAGATTTTTATCCCACTTATTCTTGTATCCCAGAATGCCATCAAGGATCACCATGGTCTCAATAGAAACATTCCCACGGAGATGTTCTTTGAGTATTTGCGGATGCCGTGATCCATCCATGGCAAACATGGAATCAAAATTGTCATCATCAAAGATCGTTTCTACCTCTTGCTTAAAGAGGTATGAAAGAGATTGTGTTCTCTTTTTCCATGCAGTGTATCGATCTTCACCTTCTTTAATCATCTCACCAATCCAGAGTTTACTTGGATCAGTACATGTGATGAAATTAGATACAAAGAAATCTACTACTTCTTTATCGTCTTTATTACGTGCTAACTTCTCAAACCAGAAACGATCTTTGCGCTTATAAAATGATTTGACAGTTGCACGACTTTTTCCATTATATTTGTGATAGTCGTAAGAATCTTTCGTGAAGTGATTCTTCATCGACAGATAACAACGATATGCATCAAAGGGCATCATTCAAAATACTAGTTTTGCACGGGAAGTTTTTTTGAGAAAGTTGAGTTCCATAGCCTCATACTTAATCTTCTCCTTCAATGGTTTGGAGATTAGTTTTGGCACGGACTCAAGATCAATAGCATTGAGTTCGCAGAAATAAACTATCGCATCAATATAGCTCATGTCCTCCTGATCCTTTACAAGAGTTTCAATTTCCTGTGCGAAACGAGCAGGGCAAAAGAACTTATTCTCAAATGCCTTTTCTAGTTCATTCTCCATGTTGCCCAATATTGTGAGATACAAATTCTTTAATGTAGCGAACTAACAATTTAATATAATCCCCTTTGTTCCTTTTGTCAAATACTTTCACTTCACCGCCAGGGGTTACCATGATCGTAATTAATTTTTTAACAGGGATACCAGTTAGTTCGTAATATGCAGTGGCATAGAACATTTCTTGGACGAAATAATTCTCTAACCACTCTTCTGGTTTGATTTTTTCTGATGTCTTAAAGTCGATGACTGCAAGTTCTCCTTCGTACTCTGCGATACAGTCAACTCGACCCGCTAGCCCAAGATACTCTGAGTACAGAGTCCTTTCTATAGCGTGTACATTATTTATCTTGTCCAGATATGGTTTGGCATGATGAAACA